TTTAGTACAAGTTTAGATGGAGGTCAGTATTTAAATTTACTAACGGGGCCTTTAGTGTTAGAAGGTGGGGATAGTTTAGTTTTTACTACTAATACAACAGGAAGAGTAGAAGGAACTGTGGCTGCAATGCAGGTAAATAGAGAAGATCAAGAAACAACACCGACCGGTTCGGTGTAAATTTACACTTGATATTTGTGTTATTTTTGAGATAATACACTTATCAAAATTTCAGGATTAAATGCCTGCTTAAAATCAATATTATTAGGAAAAATTATGAGTGATTATCACGTACTAAAAAACGCTTCTTTGACTGCTTTAAATGCAAATGAAAACGTTATTGTAATAGGTTCAGGAGCAGGTGGAGTAATAGGAGAAAATAATTTTTCTATAGGTAAAAATTCATTAACAGCAGCTAATGGCGCTGTTAGAAATATAGCAATTGGAAACAATTCTTTATATTCAAACGTAACTACAAATAACTTAACAGCTATTGGATATCAAGCGATGTATAGTAATACATCTGGAGCAGGTAATATCGCTGTTGGTTATGAAGCAATGTATTCAAATGTGTCAGGTAATTTTAACACAGCAATGGGTTATCAAGCTGGTTATAGTCTTACAAGTGAGTTAGCATCTTATAATACAGCTCATGGTTATCAAGCTCTTTACAACACTACAACAGGTGAAAAAAACACAGCGATTGGTTACCATTCAATGTATTCAAACACAACCGGTGAATACAATGCAGCAATTGGTACAGATAGTTTAAGAGCAAACACAACTGGAGAACAGAACGTAGCTTTAGGACACAATTCACTTTATAATAATACATTTGGTTTTGGTCAAGTTGCTGGTGGATTTAGATCTTTATTTGAAAACACAACAGGTAACTATAATACAGGAATGGGTGCTTATTGTTTAGAAAATAACACTACCGGGTCTTTTAACGTCGCTGTAGGTTATGAAGCTCTTCAAGATAATCTTACTAATTTTAACGTAGCTATGGGTTATCAAGCCGGTAAGAAAACTACTAGTGGTGCTCAAAACGTAGCTGTTGGTTACCAAGTTTTATATTCTAACACTACAGGAGAAAAAAATGTAGCTATTGGTCATTTAGCTTTATACACAAATACAACAGGACGAATGAATGTTGCTATAGGTGCTGGCGCAATGGAAAAAAATACTAAAGGAGCCTTTAATATAGCTATGGGTGAACAAGTTCTGTATAAAAATACAGAAGGTAATTTTAACGTAGCTTTAGGTCAAAACGCACTATATGATAGTACAACTGCTTCTTTCAATGTAGGTATATCAAACCAAGCTTTAAGATTTAATACAACGGGGCAGTATAACGTTGCTATTGGTTATCAATCTTTATATTCTAATACTACTGGAAACTATAATATAGCTTTAGGTTATCACGCCTTATACACAGGTGTCACTACTCAATACAATGTAGCAATGGGATATGAAGCAGCTAAAGGAATTCTTTCAGGTGGAAACGTAGTCATTGGATACAGAGCTGCTGTTAATGCTATGGGCGACGTTAATAAAGATAAAAACGTTGTTATTGGTTATGAAGCTAATACAAATGGAACTAATACAGATTCAGCAGTGATTATTGGATATCAAGCAGGACAATATTCTAGCGCTGCTAAAAACGTTCTTATAGGAGATAGAACAGGTTTTTATGTAGCAGGAGACGATAACGTTGCAATAGGTGTACAAGCTATGCAAGCAGCTTCAGGTGCAACCGGTGCACAAAATGTAGCTATAGGAACAAACACTTTATTTTCAAACACTTCTGGACAATCTAATGTTGCAATAGGACCATCTACTTTAAGAGATAATACATCAGGAAAACAAAATGTTGGTATTGGAAACGTTGCTCTTTATGAAAACACAACAGGTAGTGATAACATTGCGATAGGACACAATGCAATGAGATTTAATACAGTAGGTGATTCTAATATTGGTATTGGTACTCAAGCCTTATATTCTAATACAACAGGGCAATATAATGCTGCATTGGGTTACCAAACTTTATATTCTAATACTACAGGAAAACAAAACGTAGCTATAGGTTTTGAGTCTTTATATTCAAATACTAATGGACTTCAAAACGTATCAGTTGGTTACAAAAATTTACGAGCAAACACAACAGGGAGTGAAAACGTTGCTGTTGGTTATGAAACTTTACTTTCTAACACAACAGGAGATAGAAATGTTGCTGTTGGTAATCAGTCTTTATATTACAATCTTACAGGGTCATTTAATGTTGCAATAGGTAAACAAGCTTTATTTCAAAATAAAACTTCTAATAATATAGGTATTGGTTTTGAAGCTTTACAAGACAATACTACTGGACAATTCAATGTAGCAGTAGGAGATAGAGCATTAACTACTAACATTACAGGACAATATAATGTTGCAGTAGGGTATGAAACATTACTTAGTAATACTACAGGTAATTTTAATGTTTCT